GTCCAAGTAATGCTTCAGTTACTGCAACAGCATTTCAAATAGATGAACGAGGTTTTAATATTCTTAATTCATCTGGTTCTTCAGTTGCAAAAGGAGATTATTACTGTAATTATAAAGCGAGTGCAGAATTATGATAAAAGAAAATATACAAGAAATTGTTTTAATTTATGATTTTAATGGTGTAGCTAATAGTTACAAAGTAACTTGTACCGACAATTCAATCTGTCAAGTTCCATTAAAGACAGGAAATACAGATTATCAAGTAATTCAAGAATGGATTGCTGATGGCAATACAGTTACAGATAATAGGAGTGAATAAATGGACATAATATCAGCAATTTTAGCTCTAGACCCAAATGCACGAGTAAGTGTAAATGGAGAAAGTTTAGACGGTATTATATGGCATGACGGTAATCCTAATAACATTACCAATGACCAGATAACTGCAAAACAAGCAGAGTTAAAAACAGCTTATGACAATAATAAATATCAAAGAGATAGAAAATTAGAATATCCAAGCATAGAAGACCAATTAGATGACTTGTATCATAATGGTATAGATGGTTGGAAAACAACAATAAAAGCAGTAAAAGACAAATATCCAAAGGGGTAATATATGGGTAGACGCAGAGATTTAGGTAATTATGCAGGTAAAATATTACAAGTTGTAAATGCAGTAAATACAACACAATCAACACACAGTAGTGCAACAGCAGCAGACTTGTTAACTGCTGCAATAACTCCAAGCTCAACATCAAGTAAGATTTATGTTCAAGCTGTTATACCTTTTACAAATGCTTCAGATGGTGATGCTTCATTTTTTGTAGATAGAGATTCTACTAGATTGCCAAGTGGTGGAATCACATCTGCTCTTATCAATACAGGTGGTGCTACTAATAATAATGCAATGATGTCTATGACTGCAACATATATAGATAGCCCATCTAGCACATCTGAATTAACCTATAAATTGAAAGTAGTAACAGCTAATGCAACAATGTATATTAATCGTAGAGGTTTAAATACAGGTTTTACAGGTGCAACAACTTTAACATTAATGGAGATAGCAGGGTAATGACTAAAGCAAGAGAATTAGGGACATACGCAGGCAAAATATTACAAGTTCAATCAACTATTAAGACTGATACCTTTACCACAACGTCTGGTTCAGTAACTGATATAACAGGCTTGAGTGTATCAATTACACCAGCATCAACTTCTAATAAAGTTCTTATAATAGCTAGAGTAAGTATTGGTTTAGATAGAACAGCACCATATTTATACCCACTATTTTTGTATAGAGATTCTACAAATTTAGCTATACATGATTCAGCTAGTAATAGAACAAGAGCGCACTCTGGTGGGCAATGGGGAGCATCAGCCAATGACCCAACATTTGATTACGTATTAGAATTTTTGGATAGCCCAAGTTCTACCAGTTCTCTTACATACAAAGTTGCTATGACTTCAGAAAGTAGTGGTACAGCATATGTAAATAGAGGTAAAGAAAATGATGGAGATGGTTCTATAACAGGTAGATTTACATCAGTTATTACAGTACAGGAGGTTGCAGGATAATGCCAGTAACAAGTATATTAAATGGAACAGTAACCACAGATGGCACAGAGCAGACCGTAGGTTCTGCACAAACAGGAGATTTCTTTTTCTCTGGTTATATAGATTTATCAAATAATGCAGCTGGAGATACAGTTGTAATAAAAATAAAAGTAAGGGTAGATAGTAGTGATATTATATGTATACAAGATACATTTACTGGTGCACAAGCTGAACCATTATATTACTTTCCACCACTACCTAGTACAGAAAATTTTGTAGTAACAATACAAAAAACAGGTGGAACAAATAGAGATTACAAATTTAGGATATTTTCAGCGTAGATGGCATTAGGTAGTTTTTCAGGATTTAGACTTTATCAAGCTTCAATAAGTGCAACAGTTCCTGCAATAGAAGTTGAGCCTGATTCTGTTACAACAACTAACGCCTTTGGTACACCAGTTGCTACGTTACAAGTTAATGGCACAGGATTAGCAAGTGCAGTAGCATTTGGTACACCTGTAGCTAAGTTAGAATTAACAGCTACTGGTTTTGCAGATGCAGATGCTTTTGGTACAAGTGTTGCTAAACTACAAGCTAGTAACACAGGTATATCTGATGCTGATGCATTTGGTACACCTATAGGTAAATTACAAGTTAATGCAACAGGATTAGCTAATAGTGTAGCTCTTGGTACAAGCACTTCTAAGTTAGAAGCTAATGCTACCAGTGTTACAACAACAAATGCATTTGGAACATTACGTACTAAATTTAATGTAACATTAACTGGGTTTGCAGAAACAGACGCTGTAGGTAATGTAATAAGAGTATTCAAAGATTGGGACGTAATAGTTGCACCTACAACCACAGACATGTCATTAGTAGCAGCTACAAGTAGTACAGACTTTAGTCAAGTAACTGCAGCAAGTAGTAGTGATTTTACACAAGCGGAGAACGAAGGTAGTTTATGAGAAGGTTTATAAAAGATTTATCTGGTGGCTTAAATTTATCTAGACCACCTCATTTAATAAACGACAATCAATTATCAGTAGCAAACAATTGTGTCTATAGGTCAGGTAAATGGCAAAAACGTGATGGGTTTGCAAACTTGACTGCAACAACAGATACTGCAAAAGTATTAGAAATAACTGACCAGATAAGGAATGATGGTACAGCTAGAAGATTTCATGCTACTACAAATAATATCTATGAGTGGAATGGTAGTAGTTATACAGCTAGATTAGCTGCAAGTAGTAATAGATTATCAACAGAAAAATTATTTTTTGCAGAAGCTAATAACGAGATTTATGTTGCTGATAGTAAAAACGCAATAGCAAAATCTAGTACCGCAGGATTTAGTAATATATCTTGGGATACTAGTAGTTCTGGTAGAAACTTAACAACAGCACATGTTGTAATTGCATTTAATTCTAGATTATTATTTTTTAATGTAACCGATGGAACAGACGGCGAAGTGCCTAACAGAATATTATATACAGACGTTTCAGATTATGACCGTATATCAAATACAAATTTTCTTGATTTAGATTTTTCTGGAACACCAATTATTACAGCCAAAGTGTTAGGTCAAAATTTTATTACAGTATATAAGTCTGATTCAATTGTTACATTACAAGACCAAGGTAGTCCATTAATATTTGTACCAAAGAATAGACAGCAAGTAGGTATCTTAGGTCCAAAAGCAGTAACTAATATTCCTAACGCACAAGTTTTTATCAGTAACGATGGTATTTATTTATTTAATGGAGCAGCTTTACGACCAATTGCCGATGATACAATAGTCAGTGAATTG